AAGCTAATAACTCTTGAAGAGTGATGTTTTGATATAGCTGTTGGACTGTCATGCCTAATTCCTTCGCTACTCCGAAGGAAAGCATCATAAAATTATCCTTCCGTAGCTGCTTTTCTAGTTCTTTTCATGTCGGTTGGTCCCTCCTCTTCGTCAGACTCGCTAATCACTGCAAGCATGAGGGCTTGGACATCCTGTTCTTTACATAAATGCTTTAACTCTGCGATATGACTGACGTTAAAGCACTTCTCACCTGTCTTCGTTTGGGCCTTGTTAACCAAAAGTTGAAGGGCAAGTGTATTGGTGTCTTCGGGGTTCTTTGCTTGAGCTTGTGCTTTCTCACGCTCAGCCATCGTTAATGGTGTGCAATAAAACTCTATTGACTTGCCATTCGTTAAAATAACGGTTCTCTTTGTTGCTTTGAGATTCGCGGCTTTCTTTAGCTCATCAATCAGACTCATAAGTACCTAATTAAGTTACCCAATTATAAGCATAAAAAAGCCTCCCGCAGACAAAAGGAGGCTTGTTATTCCATCTAACTTAGTTTAGTTACCAAGTAAATGAGTTGGTTGACCAGAAAGACTAAAGGTTAATGAACCGATAATTACGTCTTCGGGTGTGACATTCAAGCTAAATCCCATGATTGAGATAGGTGCTTGGATGTAAAGGCTGTCAGTGAGGCTTGGATCAGCAGTTGTACCAACAGTGTTGATAAACAAACGTACTTCTGCGCCATCCTGATTCCTTCTCATGCTGTTACCGAGTAAACGGTTAGCAAGATTGGTTTGGTCGTCAGTGAACTGGACTTCCATTGAGCCTGATCCAGAGGCGAAGCCAGCTTGCATTGTTCTAAATGAAGCTAGTGAACCTGTGGTGTTAACAGTGCAAGGTAAAACTGTGGTATCAATCTCTTCCCTTGATAAATCAATAGAGAAAGATTTTACCTGACAGATTGCAGCAAATTCCGCGTAGTCAATCTTGATGTGGTTGACACTGGTATTAGATGAATCTGCACTACCTGTACCGCCGTCACCCGCGAGAGTTATGGCAGTACCACCGGCTGATGCTGATACGTCAATTGTTGTCGCTGTTTTTGCAACAACGTAATAAGTCGTACCTGCGGTGAGGTTGGCATCTATATGTCCAGTGCCTTGGGCAGTGAACTTAACTGGGTCGTTAACACGAAAGTCGTGATCGGAGGGAACCGTTATTGAGGTTCCCGCTGGAAAGTCGGAGTAGTCCTTTAGGCAAAATTCTGTAGACGCTGGCTGAAACCAAACGCTGCCATCAGTGCCAGT